TGACGCCCGCGTAGGTGCCACCGATCACGACCGTGCAGGACCCGGCGTTGCCGAGGTCGGTGGTGGCGGTGACCGTGGAGGTGGAGGTGGTGATGGTGCCGGTGGTCAGGGTCAGCCCGGCCACCTTGGTGGGCATCGGGTTGGTGGGGCTCATCAGAGCCTCGGTGCCGGTGCCGATCGCCACGTCGATGCCGACGATCTGGGTCTTGACCCCGGCCCGGTCCTTGTCCCGGACGGTGTCGCCGGAGCCGCCTGGGACCTGTGTGTTGTCAGCCACGGCTCACCTCCGGGTCAGGAGGCGCGGTAGAAGTCGGTGATGGTGGCGACGACGTCGGAGCCGTCGGGGGTGATGGCGAAGGTGTGGCAGGTCAGCGGGATGATGTTCGCGTCGGTGCCGCCGGTGGTGTCGTTGTCGTAGCAGATCAGCAGGTCGGTGACGGTGCCGGTCGAGACCGCCGTCCAGGTCTGGTCGGCCAGGTCCAGCGGCATCCGGTCGTTGGTGTTGTCGACGGTCATCGCCGACAGGGCGGTGTCGTCGAGGGTCTTCCGGTTCCAGCCGCCGGTGGTCCGCTCGGTGAGCCCTGCGGCGAGGGCTGCGGTGAGCGTGGCGGTGTCGATCAGGGTGGCGTCGGTGGTGGCACCACGGTCGACGGGGACGATGATCAGCGCGGAGTTCGCGGGGTCGTTGGTGTCGACCCTGTTGTAGAGCTCGGCGACCCGGCCCTTGGCGATGTTGAAGACGAACGTGCCCACGGCTCACTCCTGGTTGTCGGTCTGGGCACAGGCTAGACCACGGCAGGGCTCGCCGCGTGGAGGTCAGGGCTTCGGGTTGCGTGCCTCGATCTGGTCGGCCCACCGGACGAGCTGGTCTGCGATGCGGGGGTGTCCGTCCTTCCGCTCCCGTACGGCCTCGTTGCGAAGGAAGGTGACCCGGCGCTGCGGGGTCCACAGCGGGGGCGGCGGCTTCGGGTGTGCGAGGTCGACGGCCATCGGCAGGGTCATGTCGACGAACTGGTGGATGCGCCGGTCGGTGGGGCACTCCTTGCCGAACGAGGCGGACCAGTGCTCGCCGCCGGGGACCCGGCCTCCGAGGAGGGTTCCGGGCGGGGTGGGGAAGTTGCCGTCGATGCCGAGGCGGTGCCAGCCGAAGCCCTTGACGCCGGGCTTGGAGGAGGTCATCCGGATCAGCGGGATCTTGTGGGTCTTGTTGAGCCAGACCATGAACTCGGCCTTGGCCTTGACCACCTTGTCGTTGTCGAAGGGGGCCTGGCCCCCGGTCCACAGGCTCTTGGAGGGGTCCTTGGAGTACCCGTCCTCGGTCTCCCAGGTGATCAGCCGGTGGTTGCCGTCGAGGCAGGCCGAGGAGCGGAAGTCGGTGTCGATGTACTGCACGACGGAGCCGTCGAGGAAGAACATGGCGTGGGGGGTGGGGGCACCGGACCTGTTGAACCCGGCGAACGCGGCGTCGTGGCTGGGGGAGCCGACGTAGGTGTGGTCGACGCCGCCGTCGTAGGAGGTCATCGGGGTGGCAGAGGAGCCGCCGGCCTTGTGCCTGTCGACGAGCCTGATCCGTGCGCCTGGGTAGAGAGCCATCGTCAGCCTCCGATCGGCCGGGTCAGGGAGTCGGCGTGGTCGGCCATCCGGTGGGCGTCGGCTGCCATCTCGAGCAGTCCCTGGAGCTTGGCGTGGTGCTGGTCGTGGACCTCGGTGTTGAACACGAGGACCCCGCAGTCCTCGCAGACCATCCCGGAGCCCACCCAGCGGTTGTAGCGGTCGTCGTGCATGGTGTGTCCTTTCGTTCTCACGAGTGTATGGAGTCGCCTGCCGGTTTGTTCAGACCCATCGCGGTGATCGCGTCGTCCATGTTGAAGTGCGTGTCGCACAGCAGCGCCATGCTCCAGGCGCCTGAGTGTGCGCCGTTGTTCGCGGGGTTCTCGCAGGGCTCGCCGTCCGTGCCCTCTCGGCCGAAGTCACACGTGCCCCACGACCACGAGTGCGGCTTGTCCAGTCGGACGTTGTCTCGACGGTACTCGGCGTAGCACTCGCGGGCCTCTAGCTCCGTCTCGTGGTAGTGCTCCGGCCAGGTGGAGGCATCGTTGGGATCGGAGTCGGGTCCGGGTGCCCAGCAGAACCCGATGGGGTGGGTGCCGGTGCGCCGGTTGGCGGTGGTGTACTGCCACTTCCCGGCGTGCTCGCCTTCGGCGATCTGGCGTGGCTGGTCGTAGTTCATCGTCGGGTCCTCTCGTAGACGTGCTGGGTCGCTGCTGCTCCTGCGATCGCCAGCCACATGACGGCGACCACGATGAACGCGAGCCCCATCAGGGCGGCGAAGAACACCCCGGCCACCAGGTAGCCGACGAGGCGGAGCAACTGCCAGAGCAGCATCAGTATCCCGCCTCCTCCTCCTGCGCGCAGGACTGGCAGACGATCCGCCCGGAGTTGGGTCCCTTGCTGATCACCGTGGTGGCCTCGTTGTCGCAGCGGCGGTAGATGCTGTCGGCGTAGCCCTCGCGGTGGAGGGCGACCACCAGCCGCTCGCAGGTGGCGCTCATGTGATGATCCCTTCCTTGGCCTGCCGGGCCAGCTCCTCGACACGGGCGAGCCCGAGGATCTTGACGGTGTTCACCGGGGCGGTGTCGGCGGTGACGTGGAACTGGTCGGTCTTCGGGTTCTTCTCGAGCCGGATGGGGCCGATGATGACCCGGTCGTGGTCGTCGGCCCACTTGCGGAGCTTGAGGTACTCGTCGCGGTAGCGGCGCATCAGGTTGTCGGGTGCGTCGGGCATCAGGTCTCCAGGGTGGGGTCGGAGGGAACCTCGGAGGTGCGCAGCGCGATGTCCATGGCGGCGGCGACCGAGTTCACCAGCCACCGCATCGAGCCGTCGTGGAGCATGTCGGAGCGGACCGTGAGGTCGATCGAGAGGCGGGGTCCGGCGTAGGTGACCGTCATCTCGGAGACACCGTCCTCCAGGTGGGAGTTCAGCCGGTTCCGTGACCCCCTGGTGATCCGCCACGGCGCCTCCAGATCCAGCGGGACGTCCTTCGGGAAGGTGCGCCCCCGGTCCTTGTCGCCGACGGCGACCTCGGCTGCCGTCTGCTCGTGCTCGCTCACCGTGCCCCTCCACTGCATTCGCGGCACAGCCATGGTCGGCTCGCCGAGTCTGGCTTGCAGGTGGCGTTGGCGCAGCACTCGCAGTCCTTGATGGTGCCAGCACAGCCTCTGGGGGTTTGGAGCAGGGACCTGACCACCCTTCCGTGCGCACAGGTAGGTCGGATGGCCTCCAGTCTGTGTCTGAGAGCCTCGCTCACCGTGCCTCCTCGATCCTCTTGACGAACTCGTCGGAGTGGGCGGCAGCGACGGCCAGCGCGGCTCTCACCACCACCGACAGGTCGGTCTGGTGGGTCAGCGCGATGTCGTCGAGCCAGGTGCGCCTGGAGGGGGAGATCCGGAACGTGACCGGCACCCGCTTAGGCCGCACGGCAGGCCCGCTCAGCGTCTCCCCCATCACATCCCCTTCCCGGCGCGCTCGAGGATCACCGTGTACGGCACCTCCGGCACCACCTCGTCAGCGTGCATGTGCCGTACACCGGTGTCGATGAACGACCAGTAGGCGAGCCTGCGTGGCAGCCGGTGCGCCACCTCCCGAATCACCCACTCCCCGGTCCGGCTGAGCCTCTCGGTGAGCGGCATCGCGGTCGGTGTCCAGATCGTCGTGAGCCTCATGAGCCAGAGCATACACATGTCAGCGCCGCTTACACCTGTACGCGCCCAAAATATCTGGTACACACCGTCGAGTTAGGCACCGAGCTGCTGAAAACCCGGTGTACCCAGCGAAGCGGGCAGCGCCTATACCCCCCTCCTCCGGAGGGAGCGGGCGGGGGTGGGGGTGGGGTGGACTTTGACCAGTGGTCAAACCCCCGGATCTGCCGAACAACCGCGCTGGCTTGCCTAACAGACCGAACAGGAGGAGAGTGCTCCCCGTACCACCCATGCCCGGCCACTGGTGACCCGCTTGAGAGCAACCAGCGCGCACGGTGCCATGGCTTGAGAACTGAACAGTGTGCGCGCTCTGCCTTCCGCCTTCCCGACTCCGTGGCACTGGGTTACGGGGCGGGTGAGTGGAAGGCAGAGACATGAGCAAGCAAGCAAGCAAGGTGCCGACGGTGGACTACTCCAAGGTCGTCGCGGAGGTCTCGGGTATCGAGGGGCCGAAGGACGCCAGGGCGTACGCGCTCCGGGTCGGCAAGGCGTACCGGAAGTCGGACGACCTCCAGACGGTGCGGGCCACGTTGGCCACCCGTGAGGCACTCCGGACGGGGTGGCTCTCCGATGGACGCTCCACCCCGATTGAGGGTGGGCTGTCGACGGTGAACGGCGCTGCGTTCGGGAAGTCCTTCGGGGTGACCGGAGGCCTGGTCTCCCGCTGGCGTGCGCTGGCCGCTGCGATGGACGCGGGTGTGATCCCGGGCACCATCCTCTGGACCGCTCTGACGTCGCGGCTCTGCCGCACGTCGGAGGGTCGCAAGGCGATGCACTCCGGGAACCTCGCCGCGATTCAGGCGACAGCAGAGGCGGACGGGTACAACCTCGAGACCGGAGTCCGGACCGCGCCCCCCGCGTCCAAGCCGCGCAGCAAGGCGACGGACAAGGGCGACAAGGTGAAGCCCGGAGATGTGGTCCAGACGAAGGTCTCGCCGAAGGATGCCAAGGCCGTCGCCGACGAGGCCGTCACGGTGCTGGGCATGGCGCTCTCCGCGCTCCCCGTCACGTCGGGGAATGCGGAGGTCTACGCGTCGCTCCGGGGTCGTGTCCTGGCGATTCTCCGCGAGGAGGACAAGCGGCGGAACGTCGCCACGATCAGCAAGCCGCGCGGCACGCGGACCCAGCAGAACCGTGGCAAGGTCGCCCCGCCTGCTGCCAAGGCGGGGTGACCCCCTGGCAGAGCGCGCACACTGTCGCCCCCCGCTCCCCCCCGGAGCGGGGGGCACCCCCGTCCACCCCGGGCGCCCCGTGCGTCGCGGGGTGGACGTGTCTTTCCGGTCCCAGCTCGGACGTCGGGACGTTGTTTGACCAGTGGTCAAACCGCGTGCCAACGGTTGAGCAACCGCCAACCGTCAACCGCTCGACGCTCAACAGAGGGAGCAACGAGATGAACCTCAACCACGGGCAGGCAATCGCCTGCTACACCGACCTGGCCGACGTGCCTGCCGGATCGGTCTACGTGACCGACGTCCGGCCCGACCGGGTGGTCTACCTGGTGTTCGCCATCGGAGGTGACCAGTGATGAACGACAACGACAACGAGGACAAGGTGAGCCTGTTCGCCGCTGTCCTCTCAACCGACGTGGACACCGCGCCACTGCCCGCCAACGGATGCACGGCGCACCTGACGGCGTGCACGTACCTCCTCAACGGGGTGCCCGCATGACCAGGACGTGCACGGCGCACGGTGGCCGTGCCGTCGAGGGTGAGGTGGTCTGGGTGGCCGGGCATCACAAGCCTGGCCAACGGACCGTCTACACCCAGCTCCGATGCGTGGTCTGCAACCGACCGACCGGAATCCGGCGGACGGTGACCGACGCCGACTACAACCCGGTCGTCAAGGAGGCGTCATGACCTGCAAGGTGTGCGGGATCGGCGTGCGCTGGCTCCCCTTGGCCAACGCCTGGATCCACGTCGAGCCGCGCACCCTCGAGAACAACCTGCACAACAACACCCCCGACCACAACGCAGAGGTGGTGAACCGATGAAGCTCCACCACCTCGCGTTCCGGATCGGCGACGGCACCCACGGGTGGCCGACGTGTATGGGTGGCGGGCGCGGCGGGCCGTGGAACGTGGCGTCCGGGAGGTTCGCCCCAACCGACGAGGAGGTGACCTGCCTCAAGTGCCTCGACCACCTGACCCGTCCCAACTGAGGGCGCCTGACGGTGGACCTTGACCACTGGTCAAACAGGGTCGAGGTCTGCCGCGAGGTGAACCCCTCGCCTCGAACGAGAAGGGAGCAACATCATGTTGATCGTGACCATCAGGTTCTACGACAACGTCGGCAACGAGACGGACTCGCCCGAGACGTTCGGGCCGTTCGACAACGAGGACACCCGCAACGAATGGGTCGACGCGCTGATCGAGTCGGCCGCCAACGACCCGGAGAACAACCGTCTCCTGACGGCGACGTTCACCCTGGACAAGCTGACCGCCCCGTTCCAGGTTCCGGTGACGGCATGAGCACGCCACGCCTGGCGTTCGCTGCCATCGCCGTCGTCGGCGCGCTGTTCGCGGGGGTGTGGCTGGTCAACGGCAACGCACACGCCAGCCGGCCGGAGCCGATCCGGGCGTTCTGGATGAACCGCCCGTGCGCAACCGAGGACTCCGTCAACTGCTACTGGAACGACGGGTCCGGGCATCCGCTCTACTCCCGGAAGATGCCGAGCGGGAGGATCTGCCGGTTCTACGTCAACGTGCAGTACGCCCGGCACCACGACCACTGTTTCTACGACCACCGCTGAACGTCCTTCCACGGTGGCGCCCCCGCTTTGACCACTGGTCAAGGTGGGGGCGCTGCCGTGGGCAGAACTGTTCTGTCCACAGAGAAAGGAAGCAGCCATGAAGAACAACGACAACCCCCGCCTGCTGGCGCACAAGCAGCAGGTCGACGCCGAGCGCAGGGCGCAGGCGATCCTCCGGGCGCAGGCCCAGCGTCGCGCCAACCTGGCCCGCATCGCGCAGGTCGCCATGAGGAGGGCGTCATGAGCATCGAGGACATCGACGACGGGCTCGAGCCCGAGCGCGTCGACCTGCGGATCGCCAACGCCCGACGCTACGCACGGGCCATGCTCAACAGCATCAGCGTCGAGCGGCAGGAGATGGCCGCCGACATCATCGCCATCCTCAACGGCACCATCGACGGACCGGAGGACCCGCTGCGGTGCGAGCACGTCGAGGAGGGGCGGCTGATCGGGGAGAGGTGCCGCAAGCGGGGCACCGTCGCCGTGATCGTCACCGACGGCGAGGAGGGGCATGACAACAGCCCGGAGCTAC